TCCTAATAAAAACAAAGTATAATCTAAATATATTTTATCGTATTCTTCTTGATTTTTACATTCAACAAAATACTTTTTTTCTATATCAATACCCATCATTAGTCGCCAAATATCTATAGTTTCAATTACTTTATTAAATTCTAATATTTGTTTATTTTCTTCGTAATAAACTTTATTTTTGTCACAATCAATAAAATCTGGATAATCAAAATAAAATCTCATATTAATCTTTCTGTAAAGAATATAAAACTATTTGAGTGTTAATTTTTTCAACTTCTTCTTTGTTTTTACATTGAATAATAAATTGCTTACCAGCCAATTTAGCCACTTCTAAATAAGCGCCATGTTCTTCACTAAAAGTACAAGGAAAATAAATGCGTTGTAATTGACAAATAAAATCACATTTTAACAATTTTAGTAAATCAAAATTATCAATGACAACATCGAGTTCTTTTAAATCATATGTTTTATATAATTTTGTTCCATTAAAAATTTCTAATTCAGCAATCATTCTTTTCCTCTTAATTTATTGTTTATTTTTTCTAATATTAAAATTAAACGATCTGTTAATTTTTGAAATTGTTCACAAGTTTCAACATTATTATCAAGCCAAGAAATGTAAATTTTTTCTACTGTTTCTTTTGGATTAAAAATATATCTACCATTTGCATCTTTTCCAAAAATTTTTTGATTTCTTGCCATCCCAGCAATTGTTCTTAAAATATCTTGAACTTCCATTTGTGAAAATGGTACATCATCACATGTTTGTTTAATTTCAACAATTGATCTTATTCCATCATCAATAGTTTGCGCCAATTCTTCTTGTTTGTCAATTAAATATTCTTTTAATTTCATAATTGTTTCCTTGATTGTTTTAAATATTTAAAATGAATTATGAATTTTTAGCCGACTTAATAAAAACACAAGAAAAACATCCTAATTTTTCTTGGGAAGATGCTTTATCAAGAGGCCAATTACAGAGTAAACAATGGATTATAGATAACTTCCCAAAAGAATTTAATACTGAAACAGTTTTTGTTTTAGGTGGATGGGTAGGAATTTTATCTTGGTTGTTATTAAATGAAAATTTAGTGAAAAAAATTAGAAGTTTTGATTTAGACAATCAATCAAATGAAATAGCAAAAGATTTAAATCGAAGATTTCTTTCCAACAATTGGAAATTTCAAAGTTCTAAAATTGATATAATGAATATTACAGGTGCTTATATTAATTTTAAGGTTTTAAGAAACGATAATACTGAAGTTGAATTAACTGAAAAACCAACCTTAATTATTAATACAATTTGTGAACACCTTGATGGAAAAAAATGGTGGAACAATTTAGAAAAAAATACTGCATTTATAATCCAATCAAATGATGCATTTCAATATCCTGAACACGTAAATTGTAATAAAGATTTAGAAGAATTTGATCGAATGTATTCTTGCGAAAAAACTTTATTTTTAAATGAAATGAAAACAGAAAATTATATTAGATTTATGAAAATTGGTTATCGTTAACTGTATTTTAAAAGCATTTCAACTTGAAAAGAATTATCTTGATTTGGATGATGGTTTAACCATTCGTTTACTTTTTTGTAACGTTTATTGTTTAAATAAAAATATTCGATATCGTCAGAAAGAATTCGGGCTGGTCCAGTTAAACGATGAATAATATATCCTTTTTTACACCATCCTTTTTCACCGGTTGATAAATCTTCAAACGCGGGGGTATTTTCATCAAATGATGAAATACCATAAAAATTAATTTCATAATAATTATCAGTTGTATATTTCTCACCATCAACGTAATAAACGTATCTCATTTATATTTTCCTACGCTTTCTCGCCAATTTGAAATATTATTTTGTTTATCAGAATTTACTTGTTGATTTATCATTTGTGTTATATCGCCATCATTTAAGCACATAAGCACGCCTAATTTTTTTTCGTATAAAACCAATTCATCAGGACTTAACCAATAAGGCATTTTAGTATTATTATCAAGCCAAATTAAATCACTGTTTGTTATGCGATGATCTTTTGAATAATTTACTTGATAACTTTCAAAAATACTTGAACATAAAATTCTTCCTTGTTCAGTTAATCTTTTACCTTTGTAATTTTCTGTTCCACGTAAATTACAAAATAACGTATTTAATTTGGTGCTTAAATCCCCAACTAGCATAAATTTTAAAGATGGTTTTTTAATGTCAATTTGTTGTTCTAATATTTCTAAAAATTTAATATGATTAAACATAAAAATATTTAAAGAAGAAGAATTACTTTTTTAGCATTTAGTACAAAGATAATTATACAATAATCCGCTAATTTGTTCAGCAGCAATTGGGTTTTGGCTATGAACAAAATAACCAAATTCAGGTAGAATAAATTTGCCATTGTTATCCAAATCTTTTACTACCAGCCATTTAGCAACATCAATACCATCACCATTGCTGCTATTGCCCAAATCATTGTCAAAACTGATAAATTTTGGACAACCTTTTTGTTCAATAATAGCAATAGCTTCTTGAAAAGTAGCCGCAAAAATCCATTCTTCATTAAAATACTTGTTAATCAAAAATTGATCTGAAATATTACAAAGATTGGGGATTTTATTTGGATGACGATAAGAGTTATTATGAACCAATTCATCATCAATAATCAAATTATACATTTTAATTCCTTTATTTTTTTAAAAACCATAAAACTCGTTCGGTTTCATTTAAACCAATTGCATCAAAATAAAGATCAGGATTTGGATGATCATTAATCCATTCTTTTATGGTTTCATATCTTTTTCCATTTAAATAAAAATCTTCTCTTCCATCAGAAGTAATTTCGGCAGGCCCATTTAATCGATATATTTGTTCATCTAAATGGCAATAAAATTTATAACCATTAGAAGTTTCGAATGCAGGCGTATTATCATCAGGTGATGATATTTTTTTCCAAAGACTATTACTGAATTTATCTTCAGTTGTGAATTTTTCACCATCAATGTAATAAATAAATCTCAAAATTATGATCCTAAAAAATATAAAATTTCATCAGCATAAGATTTAAATGTTAAAATTAATAAAATATTTTCATATAAACTTAATTCAAATCGACTTAATTTTATTTCAACATTAGTATATTTTAAAATATTATATAATTTTTCTTTTTTAATTGGGTCTAAATGTTCTATTAATGAATTTATAAAATCTATATCTGAAATTTTCTTTTCTAAATATAAATTTAAATTACTTGAATGAATAGATGCTGTTGCAAATGCAAGATTGAACTCTTGCATTTTAACTAAATTAAAACTTTGATCAATTACATATTTTTCCATTTTTTAAACCATTCTTCAGCTTTAATACGGCTATTAGTTGAACCACTAATATATTGACGAATTTCTTTATCCCAATCAATATTTTCTTGTTTTAATAGCCGACAAGCCATACCAAAAATTCCCTTATCAGAAATTTCTTGAGCTAAAGTTTTACGATCTTCCGTTTGTAAACGAGAAAAAACTTCTTTTACGTTTTTCATAATTTCTTTATATGCCGAAAATACAACAGTTTCAACTTCACGAATAATTTCTTTACGTTCTTCGTTTTGTAAAGATGCAATAGCATCATCCGAATGTCCAGCCAAAACTAAAGCAATAATGCGATTTAAATTATCAGTTTTTTCAACAGTAACATCGTGCATGGTTTCATACCAATTGGTTTTTGACTTAACTAATCGCCCATCGGCCAATAACGCAACAACACCTTCAAAATTCTTTTTATCAATATTAACCAAACTTTCAATAGTTGGGTATTGAGAAATAAAATTTTCAGGACCATCGTTTTCCCATGCAGTTAAAACACCAGTTGAATTATTGCGTAAAAATAATCCACGCAATTCAATTTTATCATATTCAACAACAACTCGATCAACACCAATCAATTCAAAAATACAAACGTTATCCAACTTAGATTGAGCAATGATATAATCTTTCAATTCAATATTTTGTTCAATTAATTGATTAGCTTTAACAGCTTGCGACGAATAAAAAGAATTTTTACTACGACAATAAACTTTATTATCGATTACAATTGCAGTAATCAACGAACCATCGAATTTTTCATAAACTCCAACAACTGGAATATTTTTCAAATCATTTAACATATATCCACGAGTTTGATTTAATGAGAAAAATTTAGGCAAGCTAAACCAACGTTGCCAATTATCTTCAATTTTAACAAAACAAAGGCTACGCATATCCCAAGCGTTGATATTAACAACATCTTGCTTTAAAGGGTTTTCAAAATCCATCAATCCAGCCAATCCATAATTGTAAATTTCAACTGGATAACCATCAACAGTTTCTTCAATACAAAAGAAACAAGCGTTATTTTCAACGATTGATTTGGCTTCAGCGCGTGTGATCATAATAATCTCCTTATTTGTATATTGATACTATCATACATTATAATTTTTGCAAGAATATATTTTTTAATAAATAAATACTTGACAAAAATTTTTTATATTGGTTTTATCAACGATACGGAGAAATAAAATGTCAGAATAGTTATTACTTAGTTAAAAAGATCATCCACCAAATGAAAATACGGAAAAAGGGAGAATTAATTCTCCCTTTTTTATTTCTTTAATAAATGTAAAACAACCGAAGTTTTTAATTTTTCGATATTTTTTCCTTCATCAAACATTAATAAAACCGATGTTTGATTTAAACGATATTCTTTTTGATTGTCTTCTCGTAACACAACCAATCTTTTTGCATCAAAATTAATAATTTTTCCTAATAAAAATTTTTCATTATAAACTGAAAATAAAACATAATTGCCAATTTCAACCTTGTTACCCATGTAATCTTGATAATAATCTAATTGCTTTTTTTCTTTTTTAACTGTTTTTTGTCTACTAGCTGTTTTTCTAATATGATAATTTAACATTAAATGTGTTGGATTGTAGCCAATGATTTTTCTACTTTCAATAAAATCCAAAAGTGTATCAACATTTTTCCAATTGTTTTTTACATCAAGTTGTCTAACTTGGAAATAATTACCAAAAACTTTACTGGAATTCTTTGAAACTCTTGTGGTTAAATTTAATCGAACTAAATGGATTTTATTATTTTCATCTATAAATTCAACTGTATCATGTGGGCAGCCATAAAAATAAAAATTATCAAAAATAACAAATTTACCTTTTATACTAATAGTATTCATTTTATTCCTTTAAAATATTATTAACTTTTTTTCTATTAATCGATTGTCTAAAAATTTAGTTTGCTTTTTATCTTTTGGATCAACGAACATTTTGCACATATAATTTGCCCATCCAGATAAATTGTAAATCTCTTGAACGTGTAATTGACGATACTTATTCCATATTGTTCTCATTGTTTCAGCAGGATTATCATTACTAACTACCACAGCATGATAATGAAATACAATATTATTTTCAAACCAATTTGAAACATTTTTTCTTTTAAAAACAATCTCAGGAACCCAAATACCAGTTAATAAATTATCAGCATGATATTTTTTTATATTTTCTAATTCACTATTGTTTGGGTCTAATAAAGTTACTGCCCATAATCTCTGATTACTCATTGAAAATCGATTTACTATTTGATTGCTCATTGAACTTCGTTTTTCTTTACCACAATACTCACAAAACTCATTGTTACATAAACTATGCCTACGACTTTCTAAACAACGTAATAATCTTACGCTTGGATTTATTGTGTAATTTCTATTAAAAATTTTCTTTTTCATAAATATTAAAAATACCTTTAAGGATAACAAAATGATTAGCATTACCAGATTAATTGATAAGTGCGTTGCTGAATTGAAAAGCTATGATAGCGCAAAATATACTAAATTAGCTAAAAATTTATTAAAAATTTCTGAATTATCCAAAGAGTTGGATGAGCTAAAAGAAATTACAAAACAAGAAACAAAAGAACTTGTAGCCGATCTTTTCGATGAAGCAGAAGATATAACAAAAACTAGAATAGTTAAAACAGTTTCTTTTACTTTTACATTAAGTAAAAATCCAGCACCAAGAAATACCGTAGCTTATGCTAAAGTATTAGATGAATTAACTGAACATTTAACTCCTGAATTATTAACAAAATTAACTGAAATAAAAGAAAAATACACCAGTACGACAATTGTATCGCCAAGTTTAAAAGTTAAACCTATCGAAGAATCTATAATTCCAAATTGGATTAAACAATTATTCTTATGGATTAAAAGTTTAAAAACTTGGGGATTAAATTATGATCGAAAATTAAATCTACTTGTAAAATTATCTAAAAATCAAAATTTAATTTAAAAATTTTCTTGTTGATCAATCCAATAAAATGATGTAATAAAGAAAAATGACTATTATTTATTATATCGATGGAAAAAAATTTACAACTAATGAAAAATTTTATGTTCCGTATGCTTTTATATCTTCACCAAATGAAGAAATTCCAGCATTTGAAAATTTATCAAATAAAAATAATAAATTATTTTTAAAAAAACTTTGGTGTAAAAAATCACACATATGGCATCGATTAACTGGACCAGCAAGAATTCTTTCTGATGGAAGAGAAGAATTTTGGTTAAATGGAAAATATTATAAAACCATAAAAGAATGGATTAATGATCATCCAAACCCCGATCTTTATTTTCATAATATTGGCGTTTTTACAGAAACCGATAAAGTCTTATGGTTTTTACAAAATTAGTTTTAAAGCGATTTAAAGCCGATTAAATTTAATTAACTAACCCAAATACCTAAATCAATCTAAAACCTCTGTAATGTGCCTCTAATCGCCTTTAAACCGCTATTTGAAAGAAAGATAAATGACTTATATTTATTATATTGATAATGAAAAATTTACCACTGATAACTATTTTGATATTCCTCGGTATCATGTTTCATCACCCGATGAAAATACACCCGCTTTACAAGATTTAAATTCTGAACATAAAGTTTGGTGCGAAAAAGGAAGAATTTTACATCGATTAACTGGACCTGCAAGAATTTATTCTGATAGAAGTTATTCTTTTTGGTTAAATGATAAAAATTATTTTAATAATATTCATGATTGGTTAAAAGATCATCCAAAACAAGACAATGCCTTTCAAGTTGAAATGTTACTAAAATACATATAAAGTTATTTGTCACTTGAAAAATTACTAACAAATTAAAACTCCTGTATTATTAGAAAGCAATATAAATGTTCATTTATTATGTTAATAGAAAAAAATATACAACTGATGACGAAGAAGATATTCCTTGGCATAAAGTTTCTTCACCAAATGAAAATAAACCGGCAGTTGAATATATATTAACTGGTTATAAAGTTTGGTGTAAAAAACGCTATTTTCGCCATCGTTTAACGGGTCCAGCAATTATTTGGCCTGATGGTTATCTGGAATATTGGTTAAACTGGAAAAAATATAAAAACATTCATGATTGGTTGAAAGATCACCCAAATCAAACAAATACCTTTCAGGTAGAAATGTTGTTAAAATACACATAATTTGATCTATCTAATAAATTTTCTATTCATGGAGAGCCGCAGAAAATATAGAGATTTTAAATGAGTTCCTATAACTGCAACTTAACAAAAATCTTAAAATAAATTGATAAAACTCCTAACAAAAAACATCTTGACCTTAACCAAAATTATGCTAAAGTGATTTTGTTGAAACGATAAACAAGGTAAAAAACAAATGATTAAACTTTTTGAATTGATCGTTGTAACTTTTGCCTTTATGATTTTAATTTATGGATTACTCATGGAGGTTCCAATGTAAAAAAATTAGATTATAATTTTTAGAACTTAATAAATGAGATTAGAGGTTTCGAGGGGCAACCTATTTTAAATGCTCCTTTTCCTAAAAAGGAAAATAAATGTCAAAACGTCTTAACACTTATCTTAACAACCTTAAAAAGCATAATATTCCAAGTAAAATTCATGTAAATGGCGTAAATCATCTAAACGCAATTATGACAGTTGATTTTTATCAACCTTTTATGATGGTTGGTCTTAGCGATAACGAATTCAATAAAATTCTTGAATTTGTGCGCGAAGCAACACAAGAAATTCTTGGTAAGAATATTAAGCGTAATAATGTTATTGTTGAATGGGATGCGCGTGAAGGTATTGTTTATTCACGGTATCGTCAATAATTGAATTATAAGAGGGATGGATCGTCTATCCCTCTTGTTTTTTTAATAAAGGAAATTAAAATGTCAGATACATTAGCAACTATTGTTTATGGTATTAATTTAAACCATGAAAAATTTTCCGAATTTACACAAAAATATGACTATTTACTAAAGAGTTATACTTGTAATGATTTAGATCAATTTTGGATTGGTGTTGAATTAACTAATTTACATGCAGGTAAAATTGTTTCTTTATTTAAATTGAAATTAACGCCTTCAGAAGAAGATAAATTAAAATTAGATAAACAACTTGAACAAATTTCAAATTATGTTGAAGTAGATAAAGAATTTAAAAAACTAATTGGAAAAGAAAAACCAGATATTTTTATTGTTTGGTCGTCTTGATAAAAATAAAGGATATTTAAACTGTATTCTCAAGCAACAATTGTTTATGGTATTAATTTAAATACTCCAAACTTTAATAAATTTAATATTGAAAATAATTATTATGATAATTATGAAGGTTTGATAGAAAACTATTATTGTGAAAATGCTGAAATTGAAGATCAATTTTTTATTGGTGTTATATTGTTTGAATTAATTGAAGGCGATATTGAACCCATTTCACCATTAAATATTACTCCTACTGATAATCATAAAATAGAATTTGAAAATAAATTAAATGAAATTTTAAATAATAATGATATTGACGAAGAATTTAAAAAAAAATTACAAACTATTGAACCAGAAATTTTTGTAGTTTGGGCAACATCATAAATTAAAAATATAATTTATACTTAAAATAATAAGGGGGAAAGTTAACTTTCCCCCTTAAATATTTATATGCCTAAACTTTCTCTTTGGAATAGTGGTCGCAAAGCCAATGACCATAATTTTATTAATAAACATAATCGAGAATATTTCTTTATTAGCGGAACTTGTGTTTACTTAGCAAAATATTTGGGTCCACATGCACAAGGCGGAATGTTGGGCGATGAAAAAGATGCAACTATTACTGATAATCCAAATCCCGATGAAACAACAATTCAAGATATTTTATTTTTAGAAAATAGAGATAGAAAGTATTCACAAGAAACATATGAATTACGCGCATGTTATAATGTTCAAGACAATGAATTTGATTTACGCGCTCAAGGATTATTTTTAACAAATGATAGTTTGTTTTTAGAATTTCATACTGACAGCGTGGTTGATAGTATTGGTAGAAAAATTATGCCAGGAGATGTATTAGAATTACCACATTTACGTGATGATTTATTATTAGATAAAAATGATCCTGCTATTAATAAATGGTATGTTGTAAAAGATGTTAATCGAGCTGCTGGTGGATTTGGAAGCACTTGGCGTTCTTATGTAATACGTGTAAAAGTTGAACCTATGACAGTTTCACAAGAATTTAAAGATATTTTACAAAGAGAAATTGTAGATGCAGATTTTAACCCAACTGGTTTTACATTAGAAGAAATTTTAGGAAATGGAAAAGCCATTGATAAAATTAATACTGATTTAACAAAACAAGCAAATGAAGATGTAAATGGTAGATATTTTGATACCCGTCAATTTTGGTTTGTTCCAGGGGCAGATGAATCTTATCCTTGGATATTTTGTGGCGATGGTATTCCACCAAATGGTGCAACATTATTAGGAAGTGGTACAAGTTGGCCTTTTAATCCTACAAATGGTGATTATTTTTTTAGAACTGATTATCAGCCACCAAAAGGAGTTTTATTTCAATTCAAAGACGGTGTTTGGCGACCACAAGAAGTTGATCATCGTGGCAAAGAATGGAAAATTGCTAATCAAATAAGAGATAGTTTTATAAATAACGATGAAATTGAAACCGCACCTGATGGTACAAAATTTGAACAAAAAGTTGCTTTAAACAATGCAATTAAACCGCGAGCTAATTTTTAAATTGAGGAACAAAACATGAACATAAGCGAAAATGGTATTAATTTAATTAAAAAATGGGAAGGCTTTAAAAGCAAAGCTTATCAAGATTCTGTTGGAATTTGGACGGTTGGTTATGGTTCAACAGGCGCAAATATTGGACCTAATTCTAAAATAACAGAAAGTGAAGCTATTGATATGTTAAAAATTCATATTCAAGGTGTAGAAACTGCAATTCGTTCAAGAGTAAAAGTTACTATTACTCAAAATCAGTTTGATGCACTTTGTTCATTTTTATATAATATTGGTACTGGAAAATTTAATGAAAATTCTTGTACTTTATTGCGTTTATTAAATCAAGGAAATTATCGTGGGGCAGCAGAAGAATTTCCTAAATGGAATCGTGCTGGTGGAAAAATTTTACAAGGGTTAACAAATCGTCGTTTAGATGAACGCGAATTATTTTTAAAGGTTTCATAATGAATAAATTATTAAAAGAATATTTAGATTTTATAAAAGAAGCCCCAATTGAAGATATTTCGCATGTCGGAAATGTTTCAACAGCAACTAATTTTACTCCTGGTGAAATTAAAATGTTGCAAACAGAAAAATATCAAAAACGAATAAAAGATGCATTTAAAAATACACCTTTTGTTTTTGACATAGTTTTTCTTTATCATGATAATTTTGATGCTAGTTCTAAAAAAGATAATGCGGATATAGGAGATTTTATTCCAGATAAAAAATTCACTAAAAGTGTTAACTTTAATAAAAATAAAATAAACGGTAAACCGGGAGTTATTACGTTTGTTTCATTGGGAAATTTATCACCCAATGACCGATTACCAATGACTCCTTGGATATTAGCGCATAAAATTGGTCATTCTATTGTTGACGATGTATATGATATTAATTCTTTTACTGATAAAGTTATGTCATGTATTAATACGATTTTAAAAAGTAAAAACACGATATTTTATAAAGATAATAGTTTTGATGATTTATTTTCTTTTCGTTCTTGGAAAAAAGATAAATTCTCATTAAGAAATACAGGTGAATTAGGCATAGAATTAATTGCGCTTTATTTAATTAAAGGTGAAATTAAAGCAAATACAGATAATGAGATAATTTTAAAAAACGTAAAAGAAATGAATGATTTATTATTTAAAAAATTTAATTCTTTAAAAGGCAAAGTTCTAAATGAAGTTTAATATGGAAATAATATAATGGAAAAAAAATACGATTACTTTTATTCAGGCCAAATTCGCCGTTTTTTAAATCAAATTTGTAAAGGATTTTCTGGATTAGTTTATGAAACTGGATATCGAGAAGGAATTAAAGAACAACCTTTAATTCCTTGTTATTTGGCTACTAAAGATCGTCAAGTTGCACATATTTTAAGAAAAAATAGTGAAAATGTTGTATTAACAATTCCTCAAATTACCGTTGAAGTTCAAGATGTAAAGCCAATTCGTGCCAATACTCAAGTTCCTTCTTTAATTAAACAAGATGATGTTAGTGAACGTTTGATTGATAAAACAACTGGAACGTATTCAACTGAACAAGGATTAAGTTATAGTGTTTTAAAACCAATGGCGCATCCATTAAATCTTACTTTTACAATTAATATTTGGTCCAGTAATGAATTACAAAAACATCAAATTTTTGAACAAATTTATTCTTTGTTTAATGTTGGATTTGATATACAAAATTCCGATAATCCTTTAGATTGGACTGCTTTAACTTTAGCAACTTTGCAAGATATAAATTGGAGTTCAAGAACTTTTCCTTTAGGAACAGCCGATGAAATTGATATTTTAACGTTAACCTTTTTATTACCAATGTGGATTCAGCCACCAGTTAAAAAACTCAATCAACAAATTGTTCATCAAGTTAATAATAATATAAATCAAGCAAGTGAAATAAATCATAATCCAAGTGATCCTGATATGAATTTTGACATGGATGAAATTATTGGTTCACAAGAAATGTATCAACAGTTTGTAAGTCCTGGTATGCACAGAATTTCTGTTGAAGGAAATGAATTAAAACTATTAGGGCCAACTGGTTTAGATAAAGATGAAAATGGTAATATTTATGAATGGGAAAAATTAATTGCTTTTTATGGAAATATTCAGCCACCATATAGTAATATTAGAATTAAAACAACTTCTGATGTTAATATTTGGGATAGTGATATAATTGGTATAATTGATTATCATCCAAATGAAAAAAATAAATTATTATGGGTTCCAAGATTAGCTACTTTGCCAGATAACACATTACAAAATATTACTGCAATTATTGATCCATTAAAAACATTTCCAGGCGATGGAAAATTTAATTTTTCTTCTGGTGATCGATTTATGATATTAGAAGATATTTCAGAAAATGCAATTTGGGGATTTAAAGCCAATACAAATGATATTATAGAATTTAATGGCACCAATTGGATTGTTAGTTTTGATAGTAAAAATGAATATAGAATTCAATATGTTACAAATCTTTATGACAATAAACAATTAAAATTTACTGGTAAAGAATGGGTGTATGCAATAGATGGAATTTATGATGTTGGTTTTTGGAGAATTAGAATATGAGTAATTTACGGCATTTTGGTTTACCTCATCCACCCAATCACCCTTTTTTAAATAAGAAAAAATTTACTATTGATTATCGTGGTTTAATTTTACATTATAATAATGAAGAATATTGTTTTTATAAGAAAAATAAATTAATATTAAAAATGAAATTTAAGTATAATAAATTAATTGTTTACGAAAATGATTTAAGTTTTAATCTTTGTTTTTATCAAGCATATGTAATTTATGTTAGATTATTTTACCAATTTAAAAAAACAATTTTAAATAAAAACGAAATAATGAGAATTTATCCCCATTATAAAATAAATACCA